TCGATCTCCTGTGTCAGCTGCCCGGTAAAGAACCGCGCATTCTGTACGCCCATCGACCGGAAGAATTTTGCCGCGTCCTTGATGTCCTGGCTGCCTGCCTCCTGCCCCTGCGGCATGACGCGCACGGTCTGCGTGCTGTTCTCGCCGAAGCCGAGCTCCGAAAGCGTTACTTCATCCCAAGCTTTTGCGAGATCTCTTGCACCCTGCGCTCTCTTTCTTCCGGCGTCAGCTCTTTGCTGCTGCGCTGTGCTTTGGCGAACGCCTCCAGCCTGTCCTTCGGCACGCTGACCAGCCTGCCCGACTTGTCCTTCATCAGTAGTCTCGATACTGCCATTGTTTACTCCTTTCTGCCCGGCGGCAAGGCCCGCTCGATAGGCGGCTGCCGCCACGTCCTGATTCATTCCTTCGGCGTAGCGCATGGCCCGCTGCTCACTCGCGCCGAGTCTGCCCTGCTCATAGACCTGTCCGAAGCTCTGCGCATACTGCTCCGCCGGCATGCCCGTCGTGTTGCCATTCAGGAAATACGCCGCCGTCTGCTCGTCGTACCCCGCTCTCCGGGCCTGCTCCTGCAGATACTGTTCCTCCTGCTGCAGCGCGGCTTCGTCCAGCGCCTGCTCCGCGTCCGCCGTCTGCTGCATGGCGTACTGCACCGGATCCAGCTCGCCCATGTTCTCCGTCCCCGGGATGGGCGCGAGCAGACTGTCCTGGTCATACTGCTGCTGTGCCGCCCGCTGGGCCTGCTGGACGGCCTGAACGCTCCGCTGAGCTTGCGTCTGTGCCTGTTCCTGCTCCTGTCGGTACTGTTCGGCAAGCCTCTGGTTCTCCTGCGCTGTCTCCGCAGCGCTCTTGTAGATCTGGAACGTCTTCTCGTTCGCCTCGGCCTGCGCCTGCTCCTGCCGGGCCTGCTCCTGCAGCTGCTCGAGCCGGGTCAGCGTCTCCGGCACGCGCGGCTCCTGCCCTTCGTCCACGGCCGCCTGCTGCTCCTTCGCGACCTCACGCAGCGTGTTCTCCACGGCCTTCTGCGCCACCTCGCCGCCCTCGTCTACGGTCTGCTGCAGCTCCTCGGCCAGCTGGTGCGCCTTCGTGCCCTCTTCCTGCGCCATGCCGTAGTCGATGACGTCCTGCACTTCGCCCGCCTCGATGACCGCCCGGGCCGTCTGCGTGACGTTCGCTTCGAGGATCACGCGGTTCACACCCGCATATGTCCCGGACATGGCAAGGCCGGACAGACCGCCCGCAAGGAACGAAAGGCTGTCTTCTTTTGCGAAGTCTCCGACCATCGCCGCCAGCGCCTTCGCCGGTGTCTTTCCATCCGCGAGATACGCCGCATAGGCCGCCATGACCTCGCCGCGGTCGTGCTTCGCCACCACGTCATACGCACGGTTGAGCCAGTTGGACGCAATTTCCTCCGCGCCTTCCGACGCGAACGACCGCAGCGCCTTCTTCCACACGGCCTTCCCGCTCAGCATGTTCTCGATGATATCGCCCACGGAGTATTTCTCCGTGATGCCCTCGATCGCGCCCTCGACGATACCGTCGACCAGCGCGTCCGCGTTGGACTTGCCGCTCTGGATCCCCTCATACACCGAATCTGCCGCGACCTGCGAGCCCATGACCCAGTTCATCGTTTCCGCGATCGCATCCTTCGCGCCTGCCCCGGCCGCGCCGCCGACAGTACCCACAAGCCCCGTCGAAAGTGCCATGTTGACCGCGCTGTCCAGCGCCGACGTGCCCGCCTGGTAGAGGAACTGCCCCGTCGGGTTCATATTCTGCATCACGCTCTGACGGATCCCGGAGGACAGGCGCGACGCGTTGTACGCCGGGCTGTAGATGTTCGTCGGCATGTCCTCGTTCTGATAGCCGCCCGCCCACTTCGGCAATACGCCGCGCAGCGACTCCACATTGCCCAGCGCCTTCCCCGGCGCCAGCGCTGCGGAGAACAGCGTCGCCGCAGCCTTTCCCGCGAAGGATCCGCTGCCAAGCTCCTGCGCTGCCTGGTCGAGCTTCTGCGCGTTCTCATAGTCGTCCAGCACCTTCTGCCATTCCGCCAGCCGCTTGAGCGTGTCATCGCTGTAGCCCTTTTCGTTGAGCGCCGTCTTCGCGTCGTACTTCGCATACGCCCGCACCTGATATCCGTTCAGTTCCTGCCCGCGGTACTGCCGCAGCAGGTCCTGTTCCTCCTCGCTGAGCGCACGCATGGCGTCCTGCGCCCGCAGTAAGACCGCCTGGCTGTCCGCAGCCGCCTTTCGCTCCTTCAGCGCGTCGATCTCCTGCAGCGTCTCGTCGTTCTTCACATTACCCAGCCCATACGGCAGCGTGGTGTCCTGCGCCCGCCCGAGGTCTGTGAAGAAATTTGCGTCCTGCTCTTTCTCCGCGGTCTGTTCCGCGTGTGCCTTCTCCAGCGCGTCGATCTGCTTGCCCAGCTCCTTCGACGTCCGCCGCATCCCGCGCAGCTGATCCAGCTGCGCATTCTGCGCCGCCCGGGTGCGTCGGTTCAGCGCACCCACATCTTCCCGCACCTGCTGTGTGGCCGGTGCGAAGCGCCCCGCCAGCAGCGCGCTCTGCTGGCGCAGCGCTTGCGTCCCGAGATTCCCTTGCGCCTGCATCCGTGCCGCAGCATTTTTCTGTTCCGTCTGCTCGCGCCGCAGTTCCTGTGTTGTAAGCTGCTCTGAGGTATTTGTCGGCGTCTTCTTCGTCCCGCTCAAATACGGCTTCATTCTGATCTGTGCAAGCTCCGCCTCGCGCACGGCGTTCTGATATGCCATAAACGCTGCATACTGCTTATGCAGCGGGTCGTCCACGGTCGTCTGCCCGCTCTGCGTGTTCTTCCCATAGTCCGGGTTCGGCAGTCCGTACTTACTCGCGATCTGGATCTGCTTCTGGTTCAGCGTGATCCTGCCGCCGCGATAGGCAGAGGGAGCCTGCTGTGTGCTGGCTCCCTGTCCGCTGCGGACGCTCTCTGCGATCCGCTTCTGTTCGTCTGTCAGTGTGATTCGTCCCATGCTTCCCTCCGTCACCGCTGCCGTAGATACGTCGCGCCGTAGTATTCCAGATACGCCTTAAAGGTGTTGGCCTCCAGCGCGTTATAGCCCTTGCTGTTGAGGTAATTGTCCAGTGTCCGGCTGTCAAGATATACGTTCGGGTTCTTTGCCCGGTATGCCTGCGCCGCTTTTGCAAGCGTGTTATTTTTCTTGTCGCTCAGCCCAGAAGAGGAGCTTCCGCTTCCGCCGCCTCCGCTGCCAGATTTCTTCGCTGCGGCCTGCTCCGCCGCCAGTGCCTGCAGGTATGCCGCATTCTCGTTGTTGGCCTTCTGCGCCCAGTAGTCGAGCATCGTAGACCACTGGCTCATGTCGGCAGACTTTTCCGAGCTGTACGCGCTCCGCGCGTCCGAAAGATCCGAATAATAATCGCTGACCGTATCCCGGTACCTGCCGTAGTCCGTATCGTCCCGGCCCTTCACGAGGCTGTACTGGTTATAGAGGTCCGTCCCCTCATCCTGATACCGCTGATACGCCTGCTGCTGCAGCTGCGGTACGATGTCGTTGAGGTTCTGCAGATACGCATTGTACGCCTGCTGCCCCACCTGCTCGCCGTAGGTCGAGCCGTAGCCGCCCGTCAGCGCCGCCGCCTGCCCCATCGTGTCCTGCATGGCAAGCCTGCCCTGCCGCTGGTACTGCTCGCGGTACTGCTGGTAAAGCGGATCCGTCCCCATGTCATAGCTGAATTTCTTCCGGTTCCGGATCTGGTCATACAGGCTTGTCAGCTCATCGTCCCAGCGCGACTGATACACGCCCGGCTTGCTCGCCTTGACCTGCTCCAGATACGCCTGCGCCGCCTGCACGCTGCCGGACGGCGTGTACCCGCTCTCCAGCCCGTTCAGCTTACTTCTCGTGTAGTCCGAAACACCGGACATGGTGTAGGGGCTGTTCCGGGTCTGGTAGCTGCCGCCGTAGTTCCTCGTCGTCTGGTTCTTGTTCACCAGCTGCGACTGGTAGCTGCCGTCCGCGTTTACGCCCGTGATGCGGTACGTGCCGCCGCCGGTCACGACCTCGTCGCCGGTCGAAAGCCCCGCCGGGGCCCTGCCGCCCGACTCTACTCGATATACGCTCATAGTCTCACCGCCTTAAAGCTTGAAATGTGTCGCGTACTGCTTCGGCATGTACGCCTGGTTGTAGGCGTTGAAGTATCCCTGATAGTAGCTGTTGTACTTCGCCGCCTCGTTCGCATATTTTGTTGTCTCTCCGTTGGCGTCGCAGATCTTCATCCCCAGATACCAGCGGTAGATCTCATCATACGGCCACGGGATCAGCAGCCGGGTCTCCAAGTCCACGTCCTCCCCGTAGCCCGTAAACGGCTCCGGCTCCTTCTCATGCTCGTGCGTGCAGATGATATCCCGATACACGATCCCGTCCAGCTCCGACAGCCACCGGACCTTATCCGGCGTCTCGTACTGGTTCGGCAGCAGCCGGTCGACCGTCTCGATCGCTTCCCGAATTTTCATTTTTCCTCCTTACCAAAAGAAGGGGCATTTCTGCCCCTTCCTCTGCTTCCTGCCGTCATTTGTCAGTTGTCGGCCTGCGCGCGGCGGAAGGCCTCTTCCTCCGCCATCCTCGCGTTCATGAGGACCTCATACACCGTCAGCGGGACCTGCACGTCCTTGCCCTTCGGCACCAGGAACGTCCGGCCGTTCACCGCCACGAAGCGGCTCTGCTCCTCGTTCTCCTGCCCGCGGGGCAGGTAGATCGTCTTCATGACGTTCCACACGTCTTCCGGGTCTGTCTGTACAGCCGCCGCGGCGGTCTTCTCAGTTGCCATGGTATGTGCTCCTTTCTCAGTTCGCCTCGTCCGTGCCGGAGTATGCGCTGCAGCTCTCCACGCGGACCATGCGGTCCTCGTACAGCAGCTTCGCAGCCATCTCCGCCTTGTAGCCGACGGTCGAGAACTGGTTCAGCGGGCCGCCAATCTCGTCCTTGCCCTTGACGATCATCTCAAGATTGCCGCCCTCCGGGTCGATCATCTTGTATGCGTCCTTGCCGAGGAACAGTGTGGCGTACACGCTGTAGTAGGTCGCCGGAGGCGAACCGCTGTCACCAGCCGCGCTCTTGACCGGGCAGGTCGAGTTGTTGAAGATCTTCGCTTCCGTCGTCTCGACGAACCGCACGCCGTGCAGCTCGCCGATCTCGCCCGAGAACAGCGGCGTGACGTCCGCATACTTGTGCGCCTCGACCCACGCGTCCGAGGACCGCAGATCATACGCGACCGAAGGATGGATGATCGCGACGTACTTGCCGTCGATCTTCGGGGCCTTCATCTTCTTCAGCGTCGTCACGGCCTTGTTGACCTCGTCCGGCGTCAGCTTCGCCGTCAGGTCGAGGCCAGCGCGGCTCGTGACTGCCGTATGCGCGCCTGCGGCCGATACCTTGTCGCAGTACTGCACATTCGAGCCTGCCACGACCGCGTCGCGCACGCGCTTGTCGATGGACGTGCCGGCGGAAGCGCCGAGTTCTTCGGTCGCGCCCAGAATGACGTTGTCCAGTGCGTGCAGCTCGAGCTGATCAGAGACCGTCACGTACAGGCCGATCTGCTTGATCGCGCCGGTCGTGCTGGTCTGGCCCATCTTCTGGCCGGTCGGGATGACGCCTTCGGTCAGCTCCTCCGCGTCCTTCAGCGTGTTCCATTTGCGCCACTCCACGGTCTTGCCGTGGTTGCGCGGCAGCGTCTGCCGGCCTGCCAGCTGCGCATGCACGAGGTTCGGCCGCGCGTTCTCGAGCAGCTGCGTGTCGTAGAACGTCTTCATGGTCGGCGTCAGCGTGTCGTTGCCGCTGAATGCGGTCGTCTGACCGGTGCCTGCGTTTACGTAGTTGCCGGTCGCATTGACGAGCGTACCGGCGTCAGCAAAAAACTGAAATCCGACTTTGGATTTAAACATAGCTTCTTATCTCCTTTCTCAGGGGATCACTCGCTCCCCTCTTGCTGCGCGGCGGCGCATGTTCTCTACCTCCGCGCGTGTCCAGTGTGTTTTCATCGGGACGTTTTCTCCGCCCGCAGCGCCGGAGCCGATCTCCTGCGGCCGCGCGCCCTGCGCCTGGATGGTCCGCATGACGTTCTCCCGCGCCTGATTCGCCACCAGCTGCGCCTGTGCCTGTGCGATCTCCTGCTGGTGGATGACCTCATAGGCCGTCTTCGGCGGCACGCCCGCGCCCATGAGCCGTGCAAAATCCGGGTTCTGCATCTCGGTCTCAAAGTCCGCGCCGTACCGCGCCGTCACATCCCGGGCAAAGTCTGCCTGGATCCCGGCGAAGGCCTCGCGCATCTGGTACTCCTGCAGCTGCCGCCGCATGGCCGTGTTCTCGGCGCGTCCGGCGTACTCCTTTTTGAGGGCGTCCGCCGACATTCCCCGCTCCACGGCCTCCGCGCTGTAAAGCCGCTCGTCAGCGGAAAAGCGCTGTGCCAGTGCCGCGAAGTCCGTCTTCCGCGGGTCCGACGTATCGATCCCGTAGAGCGCGCCCAGCTGGTCGATGATCGGCGCCATGGCCTCGGCCTGCCCCTTGTACTGGTTCAGCCCGCGCACGCGCTGCTTCACGACCTTCTGCACTGCAGAATCAAAGTCCTGCTTGTACCGGCCCCGGATCAGACTGTCAAACGTTTCTTCCTGTGTACCCTGTCCCTGAGCGTCGGGGACGTTGGCCGGCTGCTGCTGCACCTGCGCCTGTGCGGCTGCCTCCTGCCCGCTCTGCTGACCGGCGACGTCAGCTGCGCCCATGGTCTGAGCGCCTGCGCCCGTGAATTCGCCTTCCATGCTGTAAATTCCTTTCTGGCGTTTATTCTAAAATCATCGTAGCACGAACTCTTTTATATTTCACCCCCATCACGTCAGAAATGACCTCGCCGGAACGGGCCGCCGCGAGCGGCGTCTCTTATCCTCTGAGGTCATTTCTTCCTTTCCGATGCGCAAGCTGAACTTGCGCATCGGTTTTTAATTCGGCTGCGCCGCCTCCTGCGATTTCTGCCGCGCATTCTCCACGATCTTCGGCTCCTGCGTCTCGCCGGTGTTGATCTCCGGCTTCTCCGCCGCCGCAGCGCTCGCCTGCGAAGCGGCCTGTCCGCCCTCCTGCAGGATCTGCTGCGCCAGCCCCTCGCCCATGACCGGGTCATACCGGTCTGCCAGTGCGAGCGCCAGCTGCTGCCACTCGACCAGCCTCTGCTGCAGGTCCGCGTTCTCCTGGATCTTCTGGATGATCGAGTCCTTCCCGTCAAAGTCCATCATGTCGAGCGTCGCCAGTGCCTGATCGACCATCTGCGGATTGAAGAATCCCAGCTGGAAGAACTGCAGCGCCAGCTCGTTCTGCGCCATGGACGTGTACTCGCTCGCCTTCTGCGCCGATACCTCAATGTCAAAGACCGGCTTCCGCAGCCCGTCCGGCTGTCCGTTCGCGCCGTAGAGCGTCTGCGGCTGCAAGCCCTGGTTGCTGTACTGCACGAACTGCTCCGCCCCGCGCTGCCCGATGATTCGGAACTGCCGCGGCAGATCGTAGAACTGCCGGATGCGCTCAATGACCATCCGGATCATCCGCGCGTAGGCCCGGTACGCCGACTTCGTGGAGTCCTTGCTGCTCCGGCCGGACGCCTCCTGCAGCGCCGCAATGGCCGAGGCCGCCGTCACGCCGGAGCTCGTCGCGCCGTTATTCACGTCCGTGTTGCCTGTCGTCCACTTGAGTTCTTCGATCTTGTTCTGCAGAATGGCGATATAATTGCTGTTGAGCATGTTGACCTGGATCGGCTGCAGGCTGTCCTGCCCCAGATTCCCGTCCACATGCACGAACGGCTTCGTCCAGTCCGCGAACTCCTGCTCGTTGACCGACCCGTCCGACCGCTTGAACCACCTTGGCGTCGTCGCCATGATCGCGTTCTTCACGATCGCCTGGTTCATCCGGTCGATCTGCTCCTGCGTCGACTTGCCAATGTCGATATAGCCGTATCCTGCAATGCTTCCCTCCACCGGGAACAGCGCGTCGACCACGAACGGGTATTCCCCGTCGTCATACAGGCCCGACTCCGCCATGGGCCTCCCGACCGGCTGCTGCACGATGCTGCCGTCCGGCATGGTCATCGTGTCATATCGCTGCTCCGTATCGTTCTCCGTCGCCTGCAGGATGGTGTCGCCCACCAGCTTTGCAAAGTGCAGCACCTGCCGGCCGTTCTGATATTTCTTGTAATACCAGTCCACCACCATCGACTTGTTGTCAAAGTTGATGACGTCGTCCGTGTTGTACTTCTGCTGGACCTGCGGA